GAGGCGTTTCAACGGGGGAGGGTAGAAGACAAAACGAAAATTTATAAAACTCACATGAGGGTGGGTGTGCTGATATTACTATAAGGAGGTGGTGAAATGGCAGATAGAAAAGCTGTACAAGAATTAAAAAGCAGTGAAAAATATAATAAAATTAGACAAGATTTATTAGACCAGTTAGATAGAAATGGCACGTATGGAGAACAGTTTAGAGATTTAGTAGAAGATTATATGGCATTTTGGATAACAAAATCACTCCTTATAGAAGATATAAATAAAAGAGGAGTAAATGTAAAATACAATAATGGCGGAGGGCAATCTGGTTATAAAAGAAATGACAGTGTAGGAGAATTAAATAAGACAAATGCTCAAATGCTTAAACTTTTAAATGAACTAGGAATTAAAGCTACTGTAGCAGACAGTGGTGATGACGATGAATTATAATAAATATATCAAAGAATACTTAGATATTATTGATAATGAAGTATTTCCAATGTGTAAAGAACAAAAATTATTATCCAAGTTCATAAAAAATATATTTGATAATGAAAAGTTAATAATAGATGAAGAAAAAGTAGAAAAATATTTTTCTTATCAGAAATACTTTCCTTTTAATTTATTCCCATGGGAGAAATTTTTATTTGTTTTACATAACTGTGTATTTAAAGAAAATGGATTACCTAGATTTGCTGACTTGTTTATTTTAGTTGGAAGAGGCTCTGGTAAAAATGCTTATTTAGCTTATGAGGACTTTTGTTTAATTACTCCTACTCATGGAATAAAAAATTACGATATAGATATATCAGCTAACTCAGAAGACCAAGCTAAAACAACATTTAATGATATATATAATATATTAGAAGATCCTAAATATACAAAAAAAATGAAAAGGAATTTCTATTGGAATAAGGAAGAAATTATAAATCTTAAGACTAAAAGTAAAATAAAGTTTAGAACTAATAATCCAAAAGGGAAAGATGGTTTGCGTTCAGGTAAAGTTGACTTTGATGAAATACATGCTTATCAAAACTGGGCAAATATAAATGTATTTACTACAGGTTTAGGTAAAAAAGATAATCCAAGAAGAACTTACATAACAACAAATGGAGATGTAAGGGATGGTCCACTGGATAATTTATTAGAAAAAGCAATAATGATATTAAAGGGAGAAGTCGAGGATAATGGCTTTCTCCCTTTTATTTGTAAGCTGGATGAAGAAAAAGAAGTTGATAATCCAGATAACTGGGCAAAAGCAAACCCTTCTTTACCTTATAGACCTTCATTAATGGAACAGATGAAAAAAGAATATGCAGATTATAAGATTAATCCTTATGTAAATAATGCTTTTCTGACCAAGAGGATGAATATTCCAAAAGGTTCAAAAGATATTGAAGTAACTTCATGGGAAAATATATTATCGACAAATAAAGATATACCAAACCTTGAGGGAGCAAGCTGCACTATTGGAATTGACTATACAAAGGTAAATGACATGATGAGTGTAGGGTTACTTTTTTTAAAAGGCGGCATATATTATTGGGTTAGTCATAGCTGGTTTTGTACTAATTCTAGAGATAAGGACAGAATAAAAGCACCTTTAGAAGAATGGTCAGAGCAAGGATTATTAACTATAGTTGATGACATAGAAATTAATCCAGATATGGCCACAGAATGGATACAAGAACAGCTAATAAAATATAATTTTGTTAAATTAGGAGTAGATAATTTTAGGTTGGCTTTGTTAAGTAAATCTATGAAGAACATTGGGATAGATGCAACAAATAAAGAACAAGTAAAAATAATTAGACCTAGTGATATTATGAAAATTGTACCAGTAATAGATAGTTTATTTAATAATCACCAAATAGTGTGGGGAGATAACCCACTTATGAGGTGGTTTACTAATAATACTAAACTAACGGATAAGAATTTAGGTAACTATGTATACGATAAGATAGAGCCTAAATCAAGGAAAACAGATGGATTCATGGCATTTGTCCATGCTATGATTGCTGCTCAAGATGTATTGGAGGATGAAGATAATAATGAATTATTCTTTATGCCTCCTATTATATTCTAAAAGGAGGTGAGGAAATTGTGAGTATAAAAACATGGTTTATGGACTTTTTAGGGAATGTTAAAAATGAAAAGGGTGAAATAACCGAAAATATAATAGAGGAAAAGATACAAGAAATATATTATAAGGAGTTAGCTATACAAACAGCTATATCTCTTATAGCGAATGCAATAGCTAAGTGTGAAATAAAAGTATATGAAAATAATCAAGAAGTAAAAAATAAGCTTTATTATATTTTAAATGTGTCACCTAATGCAAATGAAAATAGCAGTCAACTTTGGCATAAAGCCATTGAAAAAATGATATATCAAAATGAATGTATATTAGTTGATGTAAATGATAATTTATATTGCGCTGATAGTTATACTCCGGAAGAATATCCAATACTAGGAAACTTATATAAGGGAGTTGTAATAGGAAATTTACAGCTAAATAAAACTTTTAAAAGTAGCGAAGTATTAAGATTGCAATTAAATAATTCTAATATAAAAAAATTAATCGATAATTTATATGAGCAGTATGGAGAACTACTTTCTTATGCAGCAAAAAGTTATAAAAAGAGTAATGGAGCAAAATATAAATTAGTTCTAGACCAAGTTAAAGCATCTGATGAAAACTTTCAGAAAACATATAGAGAGATAGTACAAAAACAACTTAAAGAATTTATGGAAAATGATAATGCTGTATATCCACAATACAAAGGGTATGATTTGCAGTACATGGATGGAACTAATACAAATAAGGATAGTTCTGATTTTAGGGCATTGAGAAAAGAAATGTTTGAAATAGTAGCTCAAGCACTTCAAATACCAGTTAGTCTTATGTTAGGAAACATTACAAATATGAATGAAATAGTAAAAGTATTTCTTACATTTTGTATAGATCCAATAGCAGATATGATTTCAGAAGAAACTACAAGGAAAACTTCAGGAGGATATGATAATTGGACGAAAGGAAATTATGTAAAAGTAGATACATCAACTATTAATCATATAGATATATTAGATGTTGCTGAAAAAGCAGACAAATTAATTGCATCTGGTACGTGCTGTATAGATGAAGTTAGAGAAATAATAGGATTTGATAGGCTTAACACTAAATTTAGTCAACAACACTTTATAACTAAAAACTATGATACAGTGGAAAACAGATTAATAGGTGATGGACAAAATAATAATGGAGGAGGTGAAGAAGATGAATAAAAAATATTTCCAACTAACTCAAAATAATAATGAAGTTGATATACAAATATATGGTGACATAACATCTTGGGAATGGCTTGAAAGTGATGTATCAAGCTATACACTATCTAAGCAAATAGAAGAGTTAGAGTGTGACCAAATAAATGTATACATAAATTCATATGGCGGAGAGGTGGCGGAAGGTTTAGCTATATATAACCAACTTAAAAGACATAAAGCAAAAGTGAAAACTGTATGCGATGGTTTTGCATGTAGTGCCGCCAGTGTAGTTTTCATGGCTGGAGATGAAAGAATAATGTCTACGGCATCACTACTTATGATACATAATGCATGGACGAGAGTAAAAGGAAACTCTAAAGAGTTAAGAAAACAAGCTGATGATTTAGATAAAATTACTCAAGCTAGTGTCAATGCTTATATGCAAGAAATAAATATAACAGAAGATGAATTAAAGCAAATGCTTGATGATGAAACTTGGATAACTCCACAGGAAGCTATAGAAAAAGGATTTATCACGGCTATAGTAAATGAAAAAGAGGCCGAAGAAGTTAGTCAGTCAGTTAAAAAATCATTAATGAAACTTATTTTAAATGCTAAAAAAGAAGATGATTTAAATACAGAAATTAATAATAGCGAAGAAAATAAGAGTAAAGAACCGGAAGAACATACTAAATGTTCTTTTTTTAATGAATTTAAAAATAAATTAAATAGAAAAGGAGGCCAACAATAATGGCAATATTAAATAAAGATATAAAATTTAAAGAAGAAATAACTAAGTTTTTAGAAGCAGAAGATAAAGATCAAGCAGTAATAATACTTAGTGATGCACTAGAAGAAAAAATGCAAAAAATAAAAGATGATGCATTAGAATATCAACAAACTCAAGACAAATCAGTTTTAGCAGATAGAGGTTATAGACAACTTACTACTGCTGAAGAAAAATGGTATAAAGGATTTATAGAAGCTGCTAAATCAAATAAACCTCAACAATCATTCGCAGATTTTATAGGCTCACCAGAAGGCATAATGCCAGAAACTATCATAACTGATATATATAAAGATTTATTAGAAGAACATCCACTATTGACTAAAATAAATTTTGTAAATGCTAAATATCTTACTAAATGGATATTAAATGATCATACAATAGATACTGCAGTTTGGGGACCATTAAACAGTAAAATAACAAAAGAACTTACTTCTGCATTTAAAGCAGTAGACATAACTCAAAATAAATTATCTGCATTTGTTTCAGTTCCTCAAGATATGTTAGATTTAGGACCTACATTTATAGATGCTTATGTAAGAACTATAATGAAAGATGCCATAGCATGTGGAATAGAAAAAGCAATAGTTAGTGGAAATGGTATAAATTCTCCTATAGGTTTAGATAGAGATATACATAAAGGAGTGTCATACTCTACTAGTACTGGATATCCTCAAAAAACTGCTATAAAAATAACAGATTTTTCACCTAAAACTTATGGTGATTTAATTTCAAAAATGGCTAAAACAGAAGAATATACAGATGATAAGAGTAAAAAACATGGCGGAAGAACTAGAAAATTTGGTTCAGTATTATTTATATGCAATCAAATAGATTACTTAACTAAAGTAATGCCAGCTACAACTTTACTTAATGTAAATGGAGTATATGTAAAAGATGTATTCCCATTCCCTACAGAAGTTGTAATATCAAATGAAATTGCAACAGGTAAAGCTATAGTATGCTTACCACAAGAGTACTTTATGGCTATGGGTGCAGCAAAAGATGGAGTAATAACTTATTCAGATGAATATCAGTTCCTAGAAGACAACAGAGTTTATAAAATAAAAACTTATGGAGAAGGTAAAGCATTTGATAATACATGTTCTTTATTGCTTGACATATCTGGATTAGAAGAAGCAGTAGTATACACAAAAGTAAAAGGAACTGTAGAAAGTACAGTTAAAGGAACTGTAACTACTAAAGCGGGACAATAGTAATAAGAAAGACTAGTCTATGACTAGTCTTTTCTTTTTTAGAAAGGAGAAAGTCATGGATAGTTTATTACAAGATTTGAAAGATAAATTAAACATTACCTGGGATGAAGAAGATACAGAAAGAAAACTTAATATGATAATAGAAGATGCTAAATTAGCATTAAATTATAAACTTGGGTATAGCATAGACTACTCTAAAGAGGGTATAGAACATAGCCTTTTTCTTAATTACTGTATGTATGCTTATAACAATTGTATCAATGAATTTGATGATAATTATTTCAATGAGATAATGCAAATAAGGCAAATGTATGAGGTTATAAATTATGAAGAGAGTAAGTAATTACAATGATGGATATATTCGAGTTTATAAGGAAATACCAGTTAAAACTAATTTTGGAGCAAAAGAGAATATTAAAACAAAGGATAATCTTGAATTTATTGTTAAGTTAGCATATGAAGAATGTAGTAAAAGGCAACAAGATTTAGATTTTGCGGAGTCAAATGATAGAACTTTAAATGTAAAAGTTAAAACTAGATTCTATAAAAATATAAATAATGAGTACAAAGTAACAATTGAAAATACACTGTATGACATCATCTATATAGATGAAGATAGAAAGAATAGAGAGTTGTATTTTTATTTGGAAGAGGTGACAGAAGTTGAGTAAATTAGATGGAATACTTGAACAAATACAATCTGTATTGGAACAAACATTTGAGTTACCGGTATGGTATGGAAGAACATTTACAAAAGGAAAAGATAAATGGAATTACTTTGTATTTAACAAAAAGGAATTTGATAGAAGTGGTAAAAGTAAACTAGATTACAACTATTATTATCAGGTCCATATAATTATGGAAAATTATATCCCAGAAGGTTTTGAACAAAAAGTAATAAAAGCAATACAAGATAATACAAGGTTAAAACTAACAGATCAGTCGATGCAGTTTAATTATATTACAAAAAATAATACAGATATGGTGGTTGAAATGCTGACTTTAGAATTCACAAGAGCATTTAAGGGATGTGATTTAGATGGCTAGAGCAGTATTTGGATTATCAGCCGAAGATGTTGAAAGATTACAACAGGCCATAATGAGTTATGGAGATGGGACAGAAAAGGTAATAAATAATTACTTAAAAAACGAAGCTAGCAACATATTTACTCAAGCCATAATAAATTATATTCCTGTATCAAATCGTGATAAGCAACATGCGAAAGATAGCTCACCATTGAAAGCTGAACAGAAAGAAAATTTATCATTATATATACATACAAAAACACAATACAATTATCTGTATTTTCCACAGGAAGCAGAAGGAGTACACTTCCAAGGCAAAGTTCCAAATGATTTTATGCAACATGGGGTAGATGCTCAATATGATAACGTAGTAAACAATTTATTAGAAAAACTACAAAATAATTTTAAATAAGGAGGATTGATAAGATGGCTATATATCAAACTAATTTCGCAGAATATGAAGTCAAAGAATCATCTGTAAAATTTAATGATGCAGCAGAAAGCTCATTTAATAAACTAGGATGCGTAGGTAAATTAGATGAAGAACTAGAATGTAAAGTAGTACAAAAAAAATGTGAAGGTATTGTTGCTAAAACAAGAACAATAGGAACTGGTAATGGTACATTAACTTTATCTTTACATATTAGATATGATCTTTATGTAAAAGCATTTGGAATGGAAAGTACAGACTTGAAAGATGGGGTAGTAGCTTATGGTAGAAATAGTAGACATAAAGAGTTTACTTATGTAGCTAAAGTATTAGATGAAGATGGGCTAGAAAAGATGATAGCTTATCCAAGATGCATAATGGCTTCTGCACCAAAAGGAAGTATTGAAAATGGAGTAGAAGAAATAGCAGAAATTGAAATAGAAATATCAATAATGCCAGATGACTTTGGTAATGGTAAGTATGAAATGGTAGTGACTAATGATGTTGATGAAACAGTAAAAAGTACATGGCTAACTGCATTCACACCGGCCTTAGTAAGAAAATCAAGTGTATAAGAAATCAAAGGTAGGTGATATATAATGAAATGTACTATGCTAGAACTAGAATTAATAGATGGATCTAAAATTGAACTAACTTTAAATTTTGCTCGACTATTAAAAGTAAAAAATAATAATAAAAAGTTATATGAAGAATATATGAAAGCTTTAGAAGGCGGTAAGGGTTTTGACCCTATCTTTGATAGCTTAAAGGTATTATATGTTGCTTACCTTTGTGCTAACTCAGACAAATTAGGTACAGATGAAGTAATGAGCGAGGGTAAATTCATTGAGATGGTACCTCCAGATATGGAGCTTATAAACACTGTAACAGCTGAATTGATACACCCTAAAAAAAAGTAGGGTTTAGACAACCATTCATTAAAGCTACAGGAAGAGTAAATAAATCAAGAACAAGAATCCCAAAGTTTATCCTTGAAGATTGGGAGGATTATTATACATATTTTGTATTAATTTTAGGAATGAGTGAAGAGATTTTCTTTAATGTAGATTACTCTTCACTTTTATCTATTTTAGAAGATAAAATAGCATACGATAATTACATTAACTATGTAAAAGAAAAAGAATATGAAAAACAAAGACAAAGAAGAAAATAAAAGGCAGGTGATAAAATGGCTAATAATAAGGAAGCAAAGATAACCTTTAAAGCAGAAACTGCCGAGTTTACAGCTGGAATTAAAGAGATGAATAGCAATATTGGTACATTGAATAAACAGTTGAATCTTAATGCTACTCAACTCAAAGCTAATGGTGATAGTGTTGAACTTTTGGAAAATAAACAAAAGCTACTACAAGATAAACTACAAGCCAGCGCTCAAAAAATAGATTATACAAGAGAATGTCTAGAAAAAGCTAAACAAATTTATGGTGAAAATAGTGAAGAAGTAAAAAAGTGGACAGATAAGCTGATAACTGCTGAAACTCAAAATGCTAAGATACAAAACACATTATCTCAAACAAGTTCAAAACTACAAGAATTAGAAAATTCTACAAAACAATCTGAAAGTGCATTAGGTAAATTAGAGTCTACTATTAGTAAACAAGAAAATGAATTAGGACAGTTAAAACGAGAATATCAAAATGTATGTCTTGAACAAGGTCAAGGTTCTCAGGAGGCTAAAAATCTAGAAAGTAAGATACAATCACTATCAGCAGAACTTAAACAAAATAAAGATGTACTAAAAGAAGTAGAAGATGCATCCGAAGAGTTGGCTAATAATTATGAAGAACTAGGAGATAGTGCAGATAATGTCACAGATATAATGAAAGGCAATTTAGCTAGTGATATAGTAAAAGATAAATTAGATGCACTTAATGATACAACTAAAGAGGTTGCAAGCGGATTGATTGAGTTTGGCGTGGATAGTGACAAGGCGCTAAATACTTTAATTACTCAAACTGGAGCCACAAAGGATGAGTTCGAATCTCTTGAAAATGTAATGCATGAAATTTATGCTGATAATTTTGGAGAGGATATGAACGATATAGCTGAAACCATGGCTATAGTTAAGCAACAAACTGGAGAAACTGGCGAAGAACTTAAGAAAACTGCTGAGAATGCATTTGTACTACGTGATACTTTTGATATGGATGTTGCTGAATCAGTACGTAGTGCCAACATGCTTATGCAACAATTTGGTTATACATCCGATGAAGCATATAATCTAATTATTCAAGGTGCACAAAATGGCTTAAACAAAAATGATGATTTATTAGATACTATAAACGAATATTCAGTACATTTTAAGCAAATAGGTTTAGATGGCGAAGATATGTTCAATATGCTTCAAAATGGTGCAGAATCAGGAACCTTTTCAGTGGATAAATTAGGAGATGCAGTAAAAGAATTTGGCATACGTGTTAAAGATGGTACAGCAGATGATGCATTTAAGAAGTTAGGACTTAATGTTGATGAAACTACTGCTAAGTTTGGGAAAGGTGGAAAAGAAGCAAAACAAGCATTATCACAAGTTACAAGTGCTTTATTTGGAATAAAAGATCCTATAGAACAGAATACATTAGGAGTGCAATTGTTTGGTACTATGTGGGAAGATTTAGGGGCAGATGGAGTCAAGGCATTAATGGATATATCAGGTGAAGCTGATAAGTCAAAGGATTCACTAGGGCAACTAAATGAGATCAAATATAATGATTTAGGAAGTGCTATAGAAGGTATAAAAAGAACTTTTCAAGAAAGTTTAAAACCGGCCATAGATGTAGTTTTAGATGCGCTTAATGGTTTAGCTAACTGGTTTAACAGTCTACCATCTGGCATACAATCAACCATAGCAACTATAGCAGCAGTAGCAGCTATATTATTATTAGTTGGTTCTACAATTGGGACTTTAATGTTAACGTTACAACCATTGATAGGACTTTTTACTGGATTAGGTGCAGTTATAGCTGGTATATCAACTCCAGTACTTATCGTAGTGGCAGTTATAGCCTCATTAATAGCAATAGGTATAACGTTGTATAAAAACTGGGATACAATTAAAGCGAAATGTTCTGAGGTATGGAATAGTATTAAAGATACTATATCAAACGTATGGAATTCAATTAAATCCATTACAAGCACTGTATGGAACGGAATTAAGACTGTAATTTCTACAGTATGGGATTTAATAAAAACATCTATAACTAATCGTATTAATTTAGTTAAGTCTATAATCACTACAGTGTGGAATGCAATCAAAACTGTTACAAATTCCATATGGAATGGTATCAAGACTGTAATTTCTACAGTATGGAATGCAATTAAATCTACTATTCAAGCTAAGGTTAATACTGTGAAATCAGTAGTACAAACAGGATTTAATTTAGTTAAGACTTATATAATAAATCCAATTAGGTCAGCTTATAGTACAGTCAGTTCAATATTCAGCAGTATTTATAATACTATTAGTAGTAAGATTAATGCTGCTAAGGATGCAGTTGGTAATGCAATAAATAGAATGAAATCATTCTTTAATTTTTCATGGTCATTACCAAAGATAAAGTTACCTCATTTTAGTGTTAGTGGCAGTTTTAGTTTAAATCCTCCAAGTGTTCCTTCATTTGGCATAAGCTGGTATGCTAAGGGTGGTATTATGACACAGCCAACCCTATTTGGAGGTGGAGAAGCAGGAGATGAAGCTATATTACCTTTAAATTCATTTTATAATTATCTAGATGATAAGCTTGATACAATGGCGAGAAATACATCTATTGATTATGATAGAATGGGAGAAGCTATGGTCGATGCACTAAATGGCATTGGTATGTATATGGACAGTAAGAAAGTAGGCCGCTTAACATCAAAACCAGTTCAAGAAGATATAAGTAATAGAACAAAAAGATTAAATAGATTAGGAGGTATATAATGCATAGATATGATAATGTAAAATACAATGGCTTTAATTTATCTGAAGTATGTGACATTGAAGAAATAAGATTGCCTATATTACCTTCTAATAAAATATCAACGCTTGATATAGCATCCAGAGATGGAGAAATATACAATGGTAAGAAATACGAATCATATGTTATAGAAATAGATATATTAATTGACTGCGATACTAAAGAAGAACTTAATGAAAAGTTAAAAGATATAAGAGATATATTTGATGTAGATGAGCCTAAACCTTTTTATATTAACAAGGAAAGATTTGTTTTAGCTATACTACAAGATAAAATAGAAAAAGACCCTGTATGTTTTTATTCTTATGAATCTACTATTAAGTTATTTTGCCCAGAACCATATTTTTATTCAGATGAAATAACTGCAATAGATGCAGAAGGTAGTGATTTGACATGTGATGTTACTGGCAATAGGGCAATATCTCCAATTATCCAGATAGGATTTTCAACAGATGCATATTATGCTCAACTTGAGCACAAAGAAACAGGGGAAAGAATATTAGTAGGCAAATATCCTACATTGTCTCTATCAGCAGTAAAACAATCAACGAAAGTATTATATGATAAATGTGAAGATACATCCGGATGGACAACATCTTCTGCTAGTATCGGTTCTGATAGGACTGTAGGCGGAACTCTAGCAGTAAGTGAAAGTGGAAATAGTGTTATTATGGGGACAGTACCTAGTGGTGACACTACGTGGAAGGGAGTATGTGTAAGACAGGATTTAAGTCATAGTGTTGATGAGTTTAAATTAACAGCATTTATGAGACATAATAGCACAGGAAAGAACGGTGACCCTAGTAAACCTAAGTATAAGAATGAAGATGAAAAAATATTGTCAGGTAAAAAGATCCCTTATTATGAAGTAACTAGTTCATCACTAAATGTTCGAAAAGGTCCAGGAACAAACTATAAAAAGATAGGTACATTTAAATATGGTCACAAGATTAAAAATGGAACACTAAAGAATGGATGGGTTAGTTTTGACTATGAGTACACTGATAAGAATAAGAAAACAGTAAAAACTACTGGATATTGCAGTGCTTCCTACCTAACAAAACAATATGATACTACGGAGGTTAAATTAACAGTTAGAAACTTTGTAGCAATTGCTCCAGATAATAAAGAAGATAAGAAATTAGCAATAAGAAAGTCAGCCAAGAAATCAAGTAAAATGGTGGCTACTGTGCCAATAGGAGATTGTGTAAGATGCATAATGGAAGATCATTATGATAAAGATAGTAAGCTTACATATTATAAATTAGCTAAGAAATACAAAGGATATTCAGGGTATATAGCAAAAGACTATCTGGTTAATGCTGATAATGCAGTGTATAGTTATCCAGATGATGAAGACTTTGAAACTGCTGATGATAAAACAGGAATAATTGAGTTATATGGTTTTGGTGTTAATGGGGAAAAATTATTTACTTTAGGAATGTATGACGATAATGCGTGGTATGAGTATACATATCCTAGATGTACTATAGGATCAAGAACAGTTCTTAAAGATTCAACAAAAGTGCCAAAGCCTAATACTAAAACATATATAATTACTGATAAATCAGGAAAATCAGTTGTTACAGTTAGTAATAAACTATCTGGGAAATTAGGTAGTTGGAATGAATATTATGGCCAATGGACATTGTCAAGAGAAAAAATCAATAAGAAATATGTATGGAATGTTACAGTTACTAAGATTAAGGATGGCAAAACTATAAAAAGCCAAAGTAGTAAAAACTTAAAATATTCTGATTTACCAACTGAAAAATTAGCATATGTAGTTTTATATATAGGAACTACTAGCACTCTTGATAAATCAAGTGCTATGAGCTTAACACATATTAGAGTTGATGAATTAAATCCTAAAGAACAAGAAACTCCTAAAAATATTGTATATTTTCAAGAAGGAGATGTGCTTGAAATAGACTGTGAAAATCACAGATGCTATTTAAATGATGAGCCATGCGATGATTTAGTTGACATAGGTAGTCGTTATTTTGAATTAGATACAGGAGAAAATAATATAAAAACAAACAGCAATGATACAGATACTACAACGAGTGTAATATTTAGGGATAAATGGTTAGGAGAGTGATAAAGTGCTAGGTGAATTAATAATTTTAGATTCCGATAAGAAGATATGTGCTAGGTTAACACCTAGCCTTTATTTTGATTATTCATATCATCCATATCTTGAAACTGGAGCTGAAACCTTTGATTTCTCAGTTACTCTTGATGAAGAATTAGAACAGGCAATAACTGAAAGAAATTTTGTATTATTCATTCGAAATAATAAATATAAGATGTTTCAGATTATGGCTTGTGAAGATGAAGAAAATATTGATTCAGTAGTAAGGAATGTACAATCTGAAATTGTAGGGCTTGAATTAAGGAATGATTATATAAGAGAATCTACTATAACTGGTAATATGAATAAATTCTTAGATACTATTCTTAAAGACACAAATTATAAAAAAGGTTATGTAAGCCCAGAACTTGATGATATATCAGTAGAAACTAGTATTACAGAGCCAAAAGCCGTTTATACGGTAATTCAAGAATCAATAGCTAGATATGGTAATTGCGAATATGAATTTACAGTAAATCCTATAGATAGTATTAATGGAAATTATGAATTAATTGTTAACTGCTATGCAGATGGCGAAAGAGGAAATAAAACATATAAAAGATATGATTATGATTTCAACAGTTATGGCATGAAAAGGACAGGCGATGCTACAGACCTTGCTAGTGGGCTTATAGGTGTAGGAGCTAATGGTATTACATTCAAAGATATTAAATGGGAAAAAGACCAAGGCGACCCTTTAGATAAACCATTAGGACAAGATTTTCTATTAGACCCAGATGCACATGATATGTTTTCAAATGGGGACAAGTATATATTAGGTAAATATACTAGTGATACAACAGACCCAGGAGCATTATTATTAGAAACATATAAGAAATTGCAGGAAGTTAAACAAATAAAATATTCATATGAGATACCAGTATATTTAACAGATGATGAATATGATGAAATTGAGGTAGGAGACACTAATTATATAGTAAATGATAAATTTAATCCTCCTATACAATTGGAAGGAAGAATAAGCGAATTAGAATTAACAGACAGTGAAAATAAAATAACCTTAGCAAACTTCAAAAATGTAAAAAGTAATATCAAATCGTTAAAAAAAGAAGATATTATAAATGAAACTATAGATATTATTAAAAAGACAGGAAAACTAACTACAAGCGATATATTAGCAATAAGACAGTACCTACAACAATTAGGTGTGGATAAAAAAAACATTGATAGCCTTATAAAAAAATATACAGATAAAGTAGTACCTGACCCAGTAAAACCTGGAGATGATACAAGTAAAATAAGTGAGGACACAGAAGATTATAGAGCTATAAACATAAAGAAAATAGATAATGGATTATGGATAGGGGATAGCAGAATACGTGACTGTATTACATATAAATGCGGAGAAATAAAAGGTAAAACACCTACTACACAACCTGAACCCAATAAAAAAGAAGATAGTAGTAAAACTGCAAAACAATACAAGGCGGCAGTAGATTATTATGCCGGCTTTGGATTAGGGAAATGGAGCGATAAGTATAGCAATTTAAGGAATTTGCGTAGTAAATCCAATACATGGAAAATATACGCACCAGTTGAATATTATAGCAAGAAATTTGGACTTGACCCACAACTAGTCTATGCAATGATATATGCTGAGTCTACTGCAAATCCATATGATGCTACAAAAGACCCGACGGGTGGATATGGACTTATGCAGTGTGAAAGAGGTACTTATTTCAATAAGAAAATGAAAATCAAATATTTAGATGGCAAAGTTGAATATTTTACACCGACTTATTCTAATATGAAACCTAAATCTTGTGGAACTAAGGTAATAAACGGTGTAAAGGTGGATAAAGCTATATGTAATCAGATAATGGTCGGGTGCAATGAAATGAGAGCAAGACTTGAAGAATACCATTGGAATATACTTGCGGCTCTATGTGGATACAATCTAGGGATAGGCGGTTTTCAATGGGTAGTCATGCATTATATAAGAGATAGATACAAATTAAGTATATATGTGTCACCAAGTGGTAAAAGTTCATTGTTGTATAAACAATCTGCAGCAGTTAAGAAGAAATACTGGGAAGTAATCGACACAATGCAGGCACCTTGGAAAGACTATAGAAAGAAATATAAACAAGTAACCGGATGGGGTACACCTACTAATATAGAGTGGTATCTTAGATGGTACAAGGTAGTAGATGGACAATTACCATACTGCATTGATAGTAAGGGTAAAAAAAGAGGGTATGGAGCAGTAAAACCAGCCACTTCTAATAAGAGTGCAGAAGCTACTGCCGTCTCAATTGAATCCTCTATGACTAGAGCAGCCAGTGTTAAAAATGCGCCTACATGGAAAATAAGCGGTAACACTACAACTAAGAAGGGTGTGGCTGAAAATGTTAGAAAGAAAATAGTCAATAAGGCTAGAGAAATTTGTGACCTACACCAAAAGTATAAAAAAGCTACTTACTATGGTGGGGCTTGCATATATGACGATAGCAAAAGATTTAGAGTTAGTGGAACTATCCACGGTATTAAAAATCCATACTGTTATGTGTGTTCTTCTCTTAGTAGTTGTGCATATCTATATGCAGGTCTTAGAAGTGTAACTGCCAAATATGGTGGAGCCAATTGTGCCTACGGTACTTTAGTAAAAAGTGCTACAAAATATAGTGGATATACATTAAAGAAACTAACAAGTAAAACAATTAATGAATTATTACCTGGAGACTTAATAATGTTGAGTAATGCCACAGTCCCTTCAAATGTAACAGTTGCATGGGCATCAAAATCAGGTGGAAATAGTAAATATGCCACTGCCGGTACTCACCACGTAGTTGTGTATTGTGGAAAAGTAAATGGGAAACGTATGATAGCCCACGCTAGTGGTGGTCATAAATGGCCTAGAGCTATAAGATACGAGGACATGAGTATAACATATAGTTCAAGGGGCAGTATGTCTCATTGGTATACACATGGAATAATACTTAGACCTTGGGACTTAGCAAGAGCAGATAAAGAGGCGAAAGTGAAAAACCAATCAGCTACAAAACCAACACCTCCAAAAGATATAGTAGATGATGATGACGGAGCAACTTATGAAGTTACATTTAAGGGACTTGATAGTGCTGCACCTAAGGACTTTGTAGAGGGTGGAAAACTTATTACTAATATCACTGTTAACGGCGTTACAGACAAAACACCATATCCTAAAACTGTAAGCCATGTAATGTTAGCATTTGGAGTACCTTCTATAACAGATAATATTGAGAGTGTAGTAGAGGACTATACATCACTGATAAAAGCTTTACTTAAAAAGTATCCAAAGAAACCTATATTTGTATGTGAGGAATGCCATTTAACAAGTGCTTATGGAAGTGATTATAAGAATATGAATACATTAATAAATGATTTCAATACAATGATGCTTGATTACTGCAATAAGACAAAATATGTAATATTTCTAAGGAAACCAAAGGATATGTGTAATACTAGTGATAAAACATTGTGGTTAAGTAGTCTAACTTCAAACAGTTGGACTATGAAGGATAAGGCTAGTACTCAAACTTATTATAAGGAATATAAGAAAAAGATATTATACTTTGGAGATGGAGCAGACTGGGAAAGTAATAGCGTAACTAGTAATAAAATGTTAGATAGTCAAAGAGTATATACTTACAATAAACCACTAACAAAACTACAATTTAGAGTGCCGGCAACTTCATCCACTAACTACAATGATAGTTATTATGCCCGTATTATATTCACTACTGCGAAAGGATTTAAGCTAATACAACCTGATACAGTATACCTAGAGGGGGTAGATTGTAAGAATGGGGTACTAATACCAAAGGTAAATACTACTTACATTGTATCCGTATACTATAATCCAGACACTACGATTAGTGATAAAGCATACCTTGGAAGTGTTGGAGCTAAGAAAAAAGGTAGTAATTATGCACAACCATTATTCAAATATGCTTCTGATTTAGTTAAAATTGCTAACACCTATTATAATAATAATAGTAAGTTCACATACAATGCAACTACTCCTTGTGACTTCAAGAATCCAGCTGAGAATATCAGCAAGTGGAAAGTAAATGGAAAATATCAAATAGATGATAGTTGTTTCCTTAACCTAGTATTAACAGGTTGGACTTACGAGAAATCACCATATGGAGATGAAAAGAAAACTAATAATAATAGAAATAATAATATGAGTTGGGCTATACCTAGCACTAGAAATGAAGCTAATATAGGTAAGTATTTTGTACAGAAGAACTGGGTGGTAGATGTAGCAGACTTGGAAACATTTACAAACTTAAGCGTTGGAGATATTATTTTTATGGATGCCGACACTAAAAATAATGGTGAATTTATGGCTATATCACATACTGCTATAGTAGTGGAAAAAGACAAAGACGGAGATTATGTAGCACTTGAATGCACTAACGGATTATCAAGTGGAGTATTTAGAAAAGTGAAAGTGAAAAACCTTGCGAGTAAAAATATATTATTTGTAGGCAGATTTATGATAGGATAGGAGGTGAATATATGATAGGTGATGGACAAGAATATGAGGACAGACCTGTGTATGATGATGACGGTGAAATGATTATATGGCCAACGGAAGACGAGGACATGGAAGAATTTGCAGAAGAAGCGGAAGTAGCAACAGTGGCTACTTCCGGTGATACTACAGAGGATGATACGTATTATGAAGTGGCAGACACTGTGGAAGATGACCAGGATAGAATTGAAGTACAAATCGAAAGTATCGAAGATGAAGAATGCGAGGATCCCAAAATAGGTGATATCCAACAAGCCGGAGAGGATTATAATGAGGCTATGGATACAATTGTCGGTATATTAATGCAGGCATTAAGTACAGAAGAAATGACAGAGGAAATGAGTGCAGAACTACAAGACGCAACTAACAACATGGAAACTGCTAAGCAAACAATAACTGACTTGTGTGGTGACCCCGAAACAAAGGTATTACAAACTGACCCGGACACTAAAATTCCACAAGATTTACAAGAACTATTGGAAACACTAACAAAAGATGGAAAGGCACCATGGTTATATATAGATGATGAAGGTAATTTATTATTAGATGGAGAGAGCGTACCAAAACTAAAAGTAGTAGAATTAGAGGCACAAAAGATAAAAGCTGATTATGGTGAGTTTAAAGATCTTACAACTAAAAACTTTACAGCAGTAAATGCTAAAATTGATAATTTAAATGTTGGTGATTTAGATGCAGTCAATGCTACTATAACTAATTTAAAAGCTACAGTGGCAGAAATACAAACATTAATTGGTGGTAATTTAACCATGGATAATATCCATTCTTTAGTACTTACATCTGGAAAAGTTACTATAGCAGATGCACTTATAAAAGACGCTATGATTGATACTGTTAGTGCTAATAAAATTAATACGGGAACTATTAATACTAATAATGTAAGTATTCAGAGTGATGACGGTTCCATGTTATTGCAAGGTAATTTGCAACAATTTAAGGATAAAGCTGGAAATGTACGTATTCAATTAGGAAAAGATGCCAAAGGTGATTTTACATTCGTATTATATGGAGCGGATGGTAAGGGACAACTTATTAATCAGAATGGTATACAATCCAGTGATGCTATAAAAGATGGATTAATAGTTGATAGTAAAGTGGCGGATAATGCTAATATTAGTGGTGGTAAACTTGATATTAGTAGTGTTATTAGTAGTATAAATAATAATACTAATACTATAAAAGCAAGTCATATAAAATTCGATGATACCGAGCAAACACTGGATGTATCATTTAATCAGCTTAAAAAGACAGTCGATACAATTAAAAATATTACTGTAGATGGAGATTTAAGCAGTGTCATTGAACAAGTGACGACTAATACAACTAATATAGGTATAGCACAAGGACAAATTAGTAGCTTAATAAGTAACACAACCATCACTAAAACTGACGGAACAGTTACTCAATTAAAGGATGAATATAATAGCACTAAGGACACTGTTGATAAGCATACAACTGTAATAGGTAAATTAGAGACCAATGTAAATGACGTAACTAGTAAACAGTCCAAATTAGAACAATCCTTAGATGGGTTTAAAACGACAGTTAGTGATACATATGCGACAAAAGATGGATTGAACCAAGTAAAGGAATCAATTCAAAATTTAGATGGGTATACTATAATACTTAGTAAAGAGTGTTTAGTAACTACTTGTGATTAATGGAGGTGTTTATATGGCAACAATAACTGTGTCAAGTAACCCCAGTACGACAGGGGATACATTGACAGTAAATTTTACAACCGATGCTACTAATATTACAGACATCTTAATCAGTAAAGATGGGGGGAGTACTTATGAAAGTGCTACTTCATTTACTAGCTCTAAAGCGGTTTTTAACGTTAGTAGCTGGAGTAATGGAACATATAGTAATTGTAAACTAAAATGTGTGTACACTGAAGGTGGCAGTGGTGGTGGAGAAACTACTCCTGAAACACTAACTATAAGTAATATATCAAACATAACACAACCTGCTCAAACAGAATTTTATATTGAATATAGCACAAATATAGCAGTAGCAAAACATGAAGTATCGTGGGATGGTGGACATACATTCTACGATAAAACAGAGGATGTTATAGCAAACGGAACATCATATAAATTTAAGCATGATAATTCGGGAACTGCTGGAGCATATAATATGGCTATAAGAGTTACAACTGCCAAAGGTACTACTAAGACAAGTAATGTATTTACAGTAACATTAGCGAATAACAATCAATTAACTTTTACTCAATACAAAAAACTTGATAACGGGGTAATTACTGATACTACAGATGCAAAATATTATAGCACAATCGATAAAATAGCAGTAACTTCATCTGGAAAATATACACTTGACTTAAATCCTATAAGTTATGTTTGTGTATGCTTCTATAATAGTAGTGATACCTATTTAGGTAATGATTCAGGTGGATATATAGAAAACCGTACATCTGATTGGTCAGTGGGTTCATTATCAACAACATTTACAGTCCCATCAAATGCTGCATACATTAGAATATGTGGTACAAGTGATGGTACACAAGTAACTGGAACATTAAATAAATCAGGTGCTAGTACAAGTTCTTTATTAGACAGCGACGGTGCCTATGTTATTGATGATTTCTCAAGTAATAGCATAGATTCAAATAAATGGGGATATGAGTTAGGTTATGTTAGAAATAATGAAACTCAAAGATATACAAATACCAATGCTGAAGTTAATGATGGTATATTAGCTTTAAGAGGGTTAAAGGATAGTAGTGGAAATTGGACATCAGCATCTATTATTTCTAAAGGGCATTTTGCTTTTATGTACGGTAAAATAGTGGCTAGAGTTAGAGCCTGCAATTGGAATGGTTCTTTTGGTGCATTTTGGACTTTAGGAGATAGTTTTGAATTTGGATATAAAGAAAATGGTAGCCCTGACACATTAGGTGAATGGTGGGCTTATTGTGGTGAATTTGATGTAATGGAATTTTATAATGGCAAGTTAACTTGTGGTACATTCTTCAATGAAAAAGAAGAAAGTGGTCGTGTATGGTATAATAATTATCCTACTGGTGATTGGCATGAGTTTGCTATGGAATGGAATACAGATGGTAGTTTAGTTTTCTCTATTGATGGCCATGAATTAAGTAGAACAAATGCTACTGATAATAGAGCATTCCATATACCACACTTTATTTTACTTAACCAAGCAATTGGCGCTAGTGGTGGTACTCCTGATAGTAATACAACGGAAATAACTCAATATGTTGACTGGGTAAAATATTATCCATTAAGTACCGATAATGTAGTATTAAATTCTAGTGACTTCTCATTAACTGCTATGGACTGGAATGATAACTCACATAACTGTATGGTAAGACCTACTTTTAACGATAATTGTATTAATAAATCATTAACGTGGTCATCTAATAATACTGATTTAGTTTGGGTTCATAGTGGATTATGCTCTACATATGCCGGCGCTAATGGTAGTGCAGTAATAACTGCTACAACACAAGATGGTGTATCCAGAAGTGTTACATTGACAGTAAATAACGGTACATTGAGATAGGTGGTGATATTATGAGTGAAATATACAGTAATTCATTTTCGTCAAAAGTCAATAGACCATCTACAAGCACCTCCATATATAGTAATACATTCACTACAACAATCAATAAAACAACAGTAGGTGAAACCAGTAACAATACTCAAATTAATATATATAACGGAACTGTTCAATTAGTCGCAGTTAACACAACACCGACTAAAGGTCAGTACAAAGTAACTATAACCGATACAACTAATTGTACGGCAAAATTAGAGAATGATTATAAAACTATTACGCTACTTACAGTAACAGGCAATGCCGGTGAAATACACGTCACTATTAATATAGAAGGAAAATCAACTGTTAATAAAACTATACCCGTGGCATCCATTACTAAAAGTTCAGTAATAAAAGCCACTGAAACTCAATACCAACAATTAGCTGATAGATTTTCTTGGATGGTTAGAGGTAATAGTGCAAGTTCGATGACCTTAACAGACGAAATGTTAGCGGTTATAACAAAACAAGTAAAAGTGGATGGAGATATGATAGTTGATGGGGCTATTGATGGTAAAACTATTACAGGAGCAACTATTATAGGTAGTACTTTTAGGAATCAAGGTAATACTTTTAGTGTAGATAGTGAAGGAAATATTGTTGGAGCACAAATAAAAGGTAGTGAAGTTGTAGGAGATAGTTTCTCAGTTGAAGGTGAATTAACTGCTGATACAATCACCGCCAATAAAATAAATAATGCACAATATCCAAGCACACTGGATGACGATATACAAATTGAAATAGACCCTTCATCAGGTAGTGATGATGTTGAATTAACAGAAGGTGCAGTATATAAAACAATGGGAGGAGTAATAGATGCCTTACCTAAATTTCTTAATGGTAAACGAATAAATATATGGATGCGTGGGGATATAACCGAAAATGCTGACTTCCAAAATTATACTAGTGGACAAATAAGACTTTATTTAGATGGGCACACATTATACGGATACATTAGAAACTATATGAGTAGTGCCAAATTATGGGTATATGGTGGCTGGCCAGGTACCGAAGAAGGACAAATCGGTGTTGTCCACCCCGACACAGGTTGTGCAGTAGCTGGTAGAACTGGTAGTATTATATCGCAGGAAAGTAGTTCGCTCAATACATACAGCGTTAAAGTTTATGGTAGTGATAATAAACACAGTGATGGGCAAAGTAATATTGTAGGTTATATCGGGGATGCCTTTGCCTCAATGTATATTAAAAATACTACATTAGTTAACTGTGAAATAGGGTACAGAGGTAGTGCCTGTGCAAGAATACACGATGCGAGTTCCGCCGGTGTATGTAGTGAATACGGATTTCAAACTACTAGTGGTGCATTTATAACAATAGCCAATGCAGCTCACTGCGGTGGTTTAACTGCAAATACCGCTCAAACATTACCAGGACAAATTATACAACACGCAAAAGCAACATTTGCTGGAGGTAATCAAACTACAGACCCAGACAAAGCCCCTACTACATCAACTACAAAAGTAATTACTATAAAATCTAATAGTGGGGACACTTATAGAAGTTCTGTATATAATAACTGGAAACAAGATAATACTGCAAGACAAGGTGATTATGGCTACGGGGATTGTAATGGATGTTGGTTCTTTGGTACTCAATTCAATCGATTCAAAGAAAAAAATATCACTAAGATTGAACTTACTATTAAGAGAATATCTGGTGGTGTTCATGCAGCAGTACCTATAGTAGTTAAGACTCATAACTATGCAAGTAGACCAAGTGGGAAACCTTCATACGGTTCAAGTTGTGGAAGTGTTAGTATAGCAGTTGGTAATAGTGGAAAGTTAACTATAACTAATAGTACTATACTTAATGCACTTTCAGGTGGTACTATAAAAGGATTCGGTATTCAATCAGCTTATAATGCTAGTAGTTATGCAGTATGTAGCGGCAGTGTAACAATGAAAGTAACTTATACAGAATAGGAGGTGATTGAATGGATGCAATAAATATAATAACTGAAATATATAAACAAGAATTGGCACAAGCTAATCATCAAAAAGTACTATTTCAAGCTCAATGTGAAATATATAAGCAACAAATAGATAAACTTAAAAAAGAAAATGAAGAATTAAAATCCACAGATAAAATAGATAAATAAGCAGAGAATTAAAATTAAATTTTTAGTTCTCTTTTTTATTTTGAAAGGAAGGTGTTTGAAATGGCTAATAATGATTACATCACAACCGATTGTAAGTTGACAGTTTCAAAGAATACAGCCAAATTAGATGAAGAAATATTTCTATATAAGAATGATAGAAATATTAAATTGTTAATAGAAATTGTAGATAATAAATACAGATATAAGTCAGATGATTTAAGTAACTTACTAGTGAAATATAAAGCATCCTATGCACAAGTTAAGTGGTATAAAAATGCAGAGGTGAAAAAGGAATTCCCAATACAAGCTACTGACGATGGTAAAGTTGTATTTGTAATAGAGGGACAATTAATAGATGAAGATACTGAATTAGGAGATTATGATTTACAACTAAGACTTCTTAATGAAAGTCAAGAAAGTATAAGATCACTTCCAATAATAAAAGGTGCAGTACATATTCTAAAACCATTGTTTGAAGAAGGTGACATAGCAACAGTTAACAGTGCTGTAGCAGATGTATCTATGCTTAGTTTAGATGGAGATGCAATTGATACTTATAATAGTGACGGAACTTACAATCAAACTAATTGGGGAAATGGGGATGTAATCTCTAGTGCAAAATTAAATAAACTTGAAAAAGTAGCAAAAGACAATGTAGACAAAGTAAATAAAATGCCTGCTAAATCTATAGTAGAAGGTGGGAAAATATACCTAGCAAAAGAGGATGGAACAAAATTAGATAGTGGTACTGAATTACCTGCAGGTGGAACTGGCACATCTTATGATGATACCGAAATAAAAAGTGATATAAATACCATTAAAACTGATTTAGGTACTGAGGAATTAACTACAACTGCTAAAGATATTAAAGGTGCAGTTAATGAAGTTACTGCACAATATAAAGAAATTGCGAAACAAATAGGAGACGAAACATTACAAACAACAGCACAAGATTTAAAAGGTGCAATAAATGAGGTTTTTCAAAATGCCAGTAATGGAAAAGATTTAATTGCTCAAGCTATTACTGGCAAAGGGATAAATGCGACAAGCAATGATAGTTGGCAAGAATTAGCAACTAAAATTTCTCAAATATTAGGTTCAACTGTAAAAATTAATTCATTAAGTAAATTATCTGATTGTAAGTTTAAATTAATTTCTTCTACATCTGATACAAGTTATAATTCAACAACTGAAACTGGTAAAAATTATAATGATGATTCTTGGGATAATATATCTATACCTCATGACTGGAGTATATATAATTCATTTAATTCTAGTTCTCCTTCAGGGTATGAAGGTGGATATTTGGATGGTGGAGATGCTTGGTATAGATTTAAATTAAAGACTGCTAAATTAGAAGGTCAAAAAGTATATATTTATTTTGATGGAATTTATATGGAAAGTGATGTATATATCAATGGAACAAAAGTGAAAGATAATAAATGGTATAATCCATTCTATGTAGAAATAACTGATTATTTACAATATGATAACAATGATACATTAGCAGTATTTGTTAGAAACCAACAACCTAGCTCAAGATGGTATAGTGGAAGTGGTATAATAAGAAATGCTTATTTAGTATCTGCAAATGATGTTGAAATAGGAATAAACGATATTAAAATAACAACTCCAACACTAGAAACTGATGTGAAAACAAATATTGCAAATACAAAAATAGATATAAAAATTAACTCAACTGCAGCCAAAACTGTAAATTTAGTAAATGAAATATATTTTAATAATTCTTTAGTAAAATCAAATACAAAAGAAATAACTTTATCTATAGGAAGTAATTCAGTTACAGATACTATACAGATAAATAATCCAACTTTATGGGACGAATATAGTGGAAATTTATATACATTAAAAACATACGTAAAAGAAGGAGAAGTTATCTATCATTCTTCTGAAACTAAATATGGATATAGATATTTTAAATTTGATAAAGATACTGGATTTTGGCTTAATGGTAAAAATCTTAAATTAAGAGGTGTATGTATGCATCATGATTTAGGATGTTTGGGAGCTGAAGTAAATAAATCAGCAATAGAAAGACAAATTGATTTATTAATAGATATGGGTGTTAATGCAATTAGAATCACTCATAACCCAGGAAGTTCTGAATTTTTAAATGTTTGTGCAGAAAAGGGAATATTAACAATAGAAGAAATGTTTGATTGTTGGACTTGTGCTAAAAAATCAAATGATTTTGCTAGATACTATAACAGCCATGCAAAAGAAGTTATTGACAATACAATAAATAGAGATAAAAATAACCCATCTATAATTATGTGGTCAATAGGAAATGAAATTATAAGAACATCTTCATCTTATGATTCTGCTACGGCTACAGGGTTCGTGCAAAATATGATTAATTGGATAAAAGCTATTGATAATGAAAGAATGGTCACAATGGGTGATGATACTCCAACCAATTCAATATCCCAAGATTGTATGCAATTATTAGATGTTATCGGAGTAAATTATGGCTCATCATCCGAATATTCATCTGTTAAAACTGCCATACCAAACAAATCCATTTATGGTTCTGAAACAACTTCAGCTTTATCATCTAGGGGTGTTTATGCTAGGGATAATACTAATAAACAATGTTCTAGTTTTGATGATGACAAAGTAAATTGGGGTGAATATGCAAGCATAGAATTAAAAAAACATATGACAGATATTAATTATTTAGCAGGTATGTTTGTATGGACTGGGTTTGACTATATAGGAGAACCTACACCATTTAATAAATATCCTACTAAATCTAGTTATTTTGGAATCTATGATACCTGCGGTTTTCCAAAGGATATAATGTATATGTATCAATCAAGATGGACTAACAATCCAATGGTACATATTTTGCCACATTGGGATTGGACAGATGGGAATATAAAAGTTTGGTTATATTCAAATTGTTATAAAGTAGGATTATTTTTAAATGGTAAAAGTTTAGGTGAAAAATTACAAACTGGGATAGGTAATAAATATCAATTTGAATATTCTGTCACATATACAAAAGGAACTCTAGTTGCTAATGGATATAATCAAAGTGGCGATATTGTAGCACAAGATATAATATATACTTCTCAAGGTACACCAACAACAGTCAAATTATCCACTGACAAAACAAATGTTAATATAGGTTCAGATGATTTAGTATTTATAACTTGTGATATAGTAGATAAAAATGGAGTAATTGTACCAACTGCAAACAATAAAATTACTTTTACTGTAGAAGGCGGAACAATTGTAGGTACAGATAATGGTGATGCTACTTGTGTTGAAAAATATAGAATAAATATAAAATCAGCATTTAACGGAAAAGTTTTATGTGTTGTAAAACATAATGGTGTAAGGGGAAATATGATTATAAAAGCAAATGGTGATAATTTATCAGAAAAATCAATAACTGTAGTAAAAGGAGATAAAACAACATTAACTCAAAAAACTAAACAAAGTTTTATAGATGCTACAAAACCAACTATATACGATTATCCTGGGACTGTTAAAAACTATACCATAACTAATAACTTAACTAACTGTATAAATTCAAATGTATCTACTACAATAAAAGAGAATGGTAATTATTTAGCTACTATAACTGCAAATATTAATTACAAACTAGGAAATGTAACAGTTACTATGGGAGGAGTAGATATAACATCTACATCATACTCTAATGGAGTAATAACAATTAATTCTGTTACTGGAAATATAGTTATAACTGCTAATGCAACAGCAACTTCTTCTTTTACACCTGTTCACGGAAACGGAACTTCTCGAATTAGTTTATACGATGGTGAATTTGATGGGAATAGTAAGGAAATTTATTGTGAAATAGATTTAGCAACTTGTAAAAATGTAAATGAAGTAATATTTAGTGCAGGTAATGATATAGCCAATTGGGCAGGATGTAATATGCATATGTATTATGACCAAGCAAGTAAAGAATTGCAAATTAACTTTACAGATGATAAAGGCGCTTTTGCAAGAAGTGTAATAGCATTAAATGATTTTAATTTAAATATAAGATTAAATAAAAATGGTCTATATGTGAATGATGATTTAGTTACTGGATATGCCGGAAATAAAGTTGGCGCGTATGCTTCGTATATGAGTAATTTCGCTAAATTGAAGTCCATTCAAATAGGTGCAAAACAAGGACATAATTTAAGTAATGCTACTTATAACAATTTAATTATTAGAAATATAACAGAATAGTTCGCAATATAAAAATATTATGAACTGCACAATTTGAATCAATTGCGTAAGAAATATGTTTATAAAAATGAAGTCATGTTAATACTCTAAATAAAAAGGAGTGTTGGCATGGCTTTATTATATATAGCGTTAGTATTATGTTTAATAGGCATATTAATAGGTATTCTGTCTATAATAGGGATAATTGTACTTTATAAATCAATATAGGGAAAGTTAAAGGATCTAATTAATTTTAGGTCCTTTTTTAATACAAAAAAGGGGTGATATTATGGATTTTCATTGCTGGAATGAAGAAGGGTGTACAGTAGAATTAGATGAAAGAGAGAAACAGGCATATATAGATTATGTTCAAAAGAAAAATCCGGGGCAACAAATTAAAAGCCTGGTTGTAAAATTAGATGGTGATTATGTTGATTTGAAATATGAAGTAGTTCCAATTCCATTTAAACGTATAAGACGTATAACTGGCTATTTGGTGGGCGATACAACAACTTGGAATGATGCAAAGTTAGATGAGTTAAAAGATAGAGTTAAACATGAATAGAGGTGTTGTCTATGAATACAGAAATAATTGTTGCAATATTAGCATTTGTTGGAACTCTCGCAGGTTCTTACTTTAGCAATAACAAGACAACTGCAGTAATACAAGAACAGATAAAGAATATAAAAGAAGATATATCTATTCTGAGTAATAGGGTGGATAAGCATAATAATCTTATAAGTAGAATGAGCGTTGTTGAAGAAAAAATAAAGGAATTAGAAAATAAAGGAGAGAGATAAATGTTAGATTTAAGTGTTATAAGTAATTATTTAGTAGTTGCAGTAATATTAGTATGTTGTTGTATTGGATATGTAATAAAAACAAGTTTAGATTTTATACCTAATAAATATATACCATTAATCATGGCCTGCATAGGAGTGGTTTTAAACTACTTTATAGCAGGCTATTTTAATGTAAATGTATTACTAGGAGGGATGTTGAGTGGTTTAAGTTCTGTAGGACTTCATCAAGCTTTTAAAAATTTAATTGAAAACCAAGAAGGTGATAAATAATGAAGACTAAAAATGGTTTTACATTATTAGAAAATGAAAAAGATGTAAAGGAATGGTTAGCAAAACAAAAGGTGAGTAGAACAATAACAAAATTACAAGTACACCATATGGATTTACCAAATTATAGTACATGGGAAAAAACTGATAAAAAAGTATTTTCAGAGCCACACTTTGGGAGAACACAATCTTTAGATAGTTATGGAAAAAGCAAATGGCATTATAGTGATGGACATGGTCATTATATAGCACAACATTTTAATGTTTTTTTAGATGGGAAAATAACAACTGGTAGAAACCTTAATAGTACTCCAATCGGTATTAGAGGTTGGAATACAGGTGCAATTTGTATAGAAATATATGGTTGTTTTGACAAAGGACATGACAAAATGACATCCGCACAAAAGAAGGCAGTTATATATCTATATGGAGAGTTATGTAAAAGATTTAATATCCCTGTAAATACTTCACATATAAGACCTCACTGTTGGTTTGCTGCCGGTGGTACTTACTTAGGAAAATATAATCCTTCAAGAAGTGCTAAAACTTGTCCAGGCACTGCATTTTGGGGATATGGATGTTCTCCTGATGGGTTTGCTCATTTCATAAAAGATGTAAAAAACTATGTAGAAGGGAAAAAAGCAGAACCTAAGAAGGAAGAAACTAAAGCAACTACAAAGAAATTTGAAATAATAACACTTGATAAACTTAATATAAGAAAAGTAGCAGATTGGGATGCAGATCCAGTTGCAACAGTTAAGAAGGGGCAACATCTACAAGTAATAGATACAGTAGGTGCTAAAAATGGAAATACTCCTATGTATCGCTTAGAATCAGGTTTATACATAACTGCATCAACTAAATATATAAAGAAAGTATAATAAAAAGGCTGGTAGGGATTAATTTCCTTACCAGCTTTATTTTTAATTAAGGATTTCTTCATCATCTTTGCTATTGTATTGTTGTGATTGGTTATTATCTTGTTGTGTTTGTGTTTCTTCTTGTTCCTGTTGTTTATCATTATTAATATTCCAACTATCCTCATCCATAGGCTCATCGTAGTAGTCCCAGTTATAATTATCATCTTCTTCGTCAACTGTATTACCATCACCATTACAGTGACAATCATCTACTGGATAACCACATTCTGGACATTTGGGTTGTTTATCATACTCTTCTGTCATATGATCATGTTTTACTAATGGTTGACGATTACCATCTTCATCGACATATACGTTATTTTTTTCATCTACATATGGTTTAGTTTTTTCCTTTTGTTGTTTTTGTTCATTTACTGTTTTCTTTTTAGTTTGTTGAACTTTCTTAGTTGTATTTGTTGACTGATTATTGTTCTCTAATTTATTATTATCTGTTGATTTACTATTAGTTTTATTTTCTTTATTTTGATTTGATTGTTCTTTTTTAATTATTGGAGTCTTACTTAAGAAATAAGCATTAATTTGGAAGTATCTTTCATCTGATCTTTTTCTAAGTCCGCAACATCTTCCGTATGCTATTATTGTATCACCAACCTCAAATTTAACATCAACCATGTTTTTAGGGATGTGTACATATACTGGTAATATTGCTTTTTCAAAATCTAAAGTAATTATCATAGTGTTATATTCAGTTTTGAATTCTTTAACTGTACCTGTTATTTCAACATATTCATCCTCATAATCATTGCTAAGGGTTAATTCAGTTACTTTTTTATAGTCATGTTCTTCTTTCTTCGTTGTGGCTAATGCTTGTTTTCCTTTTTCATCTAAATTCTTTGTAGTATCCTCACTACATCCAACCATTAAACTTCCTGCTAATATACATGATGTTAAAATACTTATTAATTTTTTAATCATATTCAACATCTCCTTTATTTATCTTTTTTTATTATTATTTTGTCATCCTCATAAGTCAAAATAATCTTTCTATCTTCTTTTGTTATACCTAATTCTTTTACCATTTTAGCTGGTAAACTCACTTTATAATTAATCGAGTTTTCATTGGCATTTCCACCAACTTTACCTATGATGATGTTCCTTTTGATCTCGTTCAATTTACTAACCTCTTTTCTTTTATTTATACTTATATAGTAAAACTTTGGTAACCAAAATGCAATTGTGTTTTAGAAAATATTACAATAATCGTTCGACAAAAAAGACTAGGAAATTTAATCCCTAGCCTTTGCAATTACATTACATAAAGCTTATTTTCTATATTATTATAAGTTTTTATTGGAAAATTATCTGGATCATATAAACACGCTTCTATTTGATCTTCATCAACCTTATTTTCACATATTTCATTAAATAAAATAAAAGCATCTTCTCTCTTTAAATATTCACTAAAAAATTCTAAACCTTCATTATCTGTCCAACTAACTTTATAATCATTCATTTATTTGCCCTCCATATCTTTCAGAATTATGCTTACAAGTTCTTCCTTTGTAAAAAAATCATCTTCTGGATAATATCCTCTTGCATCATAGAAGTATTCTTTTAACATTTCCATGCTAGTTTTTTCTAACATTTCTTTCATTTTCATATCCCCCTTATTTTTTTTATTTACTTATATATATGCTAACTATATTTAAAAGTTGCAAAATATTTTCTCAAAATAAGGAAATATTATTGGTATATGTGCATATATTATTGTCAAAGGGGTATTCGCATATATATTCGTATGAGACGTATATGGAATATTTAAAAAAAGATTCTATATACAAAGATTGGCTTATTTTAATGCGAAGAATATATTTGCCTTAATACCTATATTTAGGAGGTATATATATGAGTAATGCACTTCAACCTATATTTGATTTATTTTGGGATGCTGGAAAAATATTTTTTACATGGGTATTTGATGGATGGATAGAGCCAAAGAAAAGTTTAGATGAATTTTTTAAGGCAGTAAATATAAAAAATAGTTTAGGTGAATATCCAGAGGTTGTTATAGATAATAAAACTGTATTTGTTGTATTTGTTCCTGCTGGATTAAGCGTTGATGATTTTTTAAAGCATAAAGATGCACTAGAATTATATTTAAACAATGGAGTTAAAATGGAAGCATCTAGTGGCTGGGTTAGAATAGAGATGTTAAAGAAATTACCAAAAGTTATAGAGTATGAAATTCAAAATAGAACTGCTAAACATATTAAATTTAATATAGGTAAATCTTCAAATAAGACAATAACATTAGATTTAAAAGAAAATCCTCATACTTATGTAGTTGGGACAACTGGAAGTGGTAAGTCTGTTATGACGAAAGTAATACTCACTAGCATAGTTAATTTATACAGCCCAAATGAAGTTGAATTATATTTATGTGATTTAAAAATGGTAGAGCTTAATTTATTTAGGAATTTACAACACACGAAAAAATTTGTATATACAGTAGAAGATACAACTGAAGTTATAAGCAATTTATTAGAAGAAACTAGAAGAAGATATAATTTATTTATGGAAAATGAGGTAACTAACATATTTGAATATAATAAGCTTAAAGGAGTTAAGAAACTTAAATATCAGGTATTGTATATAGAAGAAATAGTTATGCTACTAGAAGATAAAAATAAAAGTGCAATGAAATTATTAAAACAATTAATTGCTATAAGTAGAGCAAGTGGATGCTATGTTTTTTTAACTACACAAAGACCAGATAATACAGTTATAGATAATATAGTAAAAGCTAACATAAACAATCGTATAGTTTTAAAATGTGAAGATAGAAAAAATAGTGTAGTAGCACTTGATGAAGAAGGAGCAGAAAAATTAAGAGGAAATGGGCATGGATTTATAAAAAATGGTGCTAATATAGAAGAATTTCAAGGATATTTTATCACAGATGATCAAGTTAAGGACTATACCTTAAAATATCAAAATAAAGGCACTTCTAAGAGCTTGAATTTCTTAAAGGATAAGTTACAAGACGAAGGAAATAAAAACGTTACTGGAGCGAATGAGAAGGTCAAAAAATTAAGTGACTTATCATTTTTAGATAAATTGTAGGTGATAGTATGATAATTACAAATAGAGATCAAAAAATCAAAGAATTTATTGATGAAATGGGTATTTGTGATACTAAAAGTTTATCAATTATATTTTTTAATGGAAGTTTAAGAAGTTGCCAAGCACGAATGAAAAAATTAATCACAATAAATTATGTTAAGTGTTTTAGAGAAAGTATACCAGGGCAAAATATTTTCTATACTGGAAGAAAACCAGTTCAATGGAAACATAAAATAGTATGTTCACAAATTATAGCTGAACTTATGAAAAATAATATAGAAATATTAAAATATAGATGCCCTTTTAAAATTGATAAAGTTATAGTTGATTTGTTATTAGTATTGAGAATTAATGAAGAAATAAAAATATATTATTGTGAAGTTGAAAGAACTAAAAAATTAAATTTAAATAAATATTTAGACTTACATTATAAAAAGGTATATAAAGAATATTTTCCTTTTGAGCCTTCAATTTTATGTGTAAGTAATAAAAAATGTAAAAATGATAATATATTAGATATAAGAGAATGTAAACTTGATTTAAGTGATTTAATAGAACAAATAAAAGAGTAGGATAACCTACTCTTTTTTTATTTCTACTACATCTTCTATTTTACAATTTAGACATAAACAAATCTTTTCTAATATACTTAATGTCACAGATTCATTCTTAGAAAGTTTTGACAAAGTATTTGTACTAAAGCCTACTTTTTCCCTCAATTCTGTTTTGGTAATTTTTTTATCTATTAGTAGTTTCCATAATGGATCATAACTTATCATAAAGTATACCCCCATTTTTTATTTTAATTATATCATAAAATAAGTTGTGGATAACTTCTTAAAAACTGTGGATTAATCATTAGTTTTTTATGCTTACTGACTTAAAACTGACAAAAGTTATGAATCAACCAAGCGTACACTTTAAAAATACACACTTTTATACATATAGAAGTACTCAGTATATGAGTAATTAAGTATAAGTAAGCAGTAATATATATTTATATAAATGTGTATACTGCTTACTCTTCTTAATATATATTGATATTATTTGCTATACATTTGACTTGATTTTTAGCTGACATTTTTATAAAACTGACAAATTGACTGCCACAAAATAAGACTTACATTAATTACCTGTTGACTTTTGGTTAAATAATATATTGCTAAGATTTTCACTTGCCTTTCTATCCATTTCTTCTAATACATGACTATATTTATTCATTGTTATTTTGATATCTGTATGTCCTAACCTTCCAGATACAGTTTTCATATCTGTACCAGATAATAATAATAATGTTGCATTAGTATGTCTTAAATCATGTATTCTTAACTGTCTAAAATTATTTTCTTTGCAAAACTTTCGATAGTATCTATTTAAATCATCATTTTTATATGGTTTTAATTCTTTATTTAAGCAAACCAAATTATATTTATTTTCTAAAACACCTTGAAGTTTTAATTCATTTTGTTTTAGCTTTTCCTTTTTTAGCTTATCCATGAGCTCAATCGGAACAGATAATAATCTTTTACTATCAGTTGTTTTAGGAGATTTAAAAATTAAACTTCCGTCTAGATAAATAGAAATTTGTTCTATTTTAACTGTGTTGTTATCAAAATCAATATCATCCCATGTAAGTCCGTATGCTTCACCTTTTCTAAGTCCTAAAAGTACTATAAGTAAAATTGGAAGTTCAAAATGCTTATCTTCTAACAATTTAAAGAGTTGTAAAATTTCTTCCCTTGTATAAACATCAGCTATACTTGAAGCCTCTTTTTTAGGGCTTTTTACAAAGTCACATAAATTTTCTTTTATTTCTTTCATTCTATAGCATTCTTTTACTACTGACCTAAAAAAACCAAATCTTGTTTTAGCACTTTCAACAGTAAAATTTTCATAAAGATAATTTAAATATCTTTGAATTTGGTGAATTGTTAAGTTTTCCATTTTAGTATCTTTGAAAAATGGAGCTACATTTAATTTTACCCAACTTAATCTATTTTTTACTGTATAAGGCGACCAATCACGTTTATTTTCATTAATATATCTGTAGCATCTATCAGTAACAGTTATATCATTACTAAACATATATTTCTCATTTTGTATTTCTGCTTTTAGTTCTATTAGATGCCTTTCTGCTTTTTTCTTTAATCCGTATTTAGCAATACTTTTTTGTTTTATTTTGCCAGCTTCGTCATAGTATTCAACTATAACATTGTAGTTATTATTTCTTTTTCTTATAAAAGTACTCTTGATATTATCCAACTTCAAACACCCCTAATTCCTTGTCTATAAACCAACATGCCAATTCATGATGATTTATTTTTAATATATTTGCTAATTTTACTATTTGCTTGATAGTTACATTCTTTTTATTATGCTTATTTTCTAATTCACTCAGAAAACTTTGCGACAAATTACAACGTTCTGCGAGTTCCTTTTGTGTTAATTTATGTTTTTTTCTTGCTGTTTTAATCAAAATTATTTCACCTTTCAAAATATATTTGATTAATCCACAGTTTTTATTATTATGTCAGTTTAAGTCGTAAATATCGCTGATAGTGATATTTTTTCTGCTACAATTTTATTAGAAAGGGGAGAGACAATGAAAAAAGAAGAGTTTATTGAAAAAGTATTGAAGATAAAAAAGAAAAACAAAGATGATTATAAAAAAATAATTGATAAAATTAATGAACTAAGACAAGTAAAGTAATTTATTTGTCTTTTCTTTTTTTTATCATAGTTTGAATCATAGTATCAATTAATTCTTTATCGTCTTCACTTAAATCTGAATACTTTTTATATAAACTACTTATTTCATCATATTCTTTATTTAAATATTCATCAGCCCCTCTTAGCAGAAAATCTATTGTTACATGAAAGTAGTCAGCTATTTTTATTAATGTCTCGGCATCAGGAAACCTCCTATTTGTTACCCAGTTTGAAACAGATCCACGCTTTACATTTAACGTATCAGCTAAGTCTTTTTGAGTAATACCATTACTTTTTATTAAAAATTGAAGCCTATCACCAAAGCTAGTCATATCAACACCTCCCATTACTTCAAATATACCATAATTAATAATTATATGAAAGTTATAGCTTCAATATGAATATTTTTTCGAAAAAAATTAAAAATAATATTGACAACTTCAATATGAAGCATTAATATATAAGTATAAACTTCAATATGAAGCTAGAACAAATTAAAGGAGGTTATATAAATGCCAAACAATGTTGCTGGATTTAGAGCAAAATACAAAATACCTCAAAGGGTATTAGCTGATTTATTAAATATAAAATTGCCGACATATTGCAATAAAGAAAATAATGTCAGAGCTGAATTCACAAGAAGTGAAATGGTTTCAATAACAATATTTTTCAAGCAATATGAACCACAAATAACAATGGATGACTTATTTTTTTATCCAAAAGTGCTTCATAAAGAAGCATAACATATTAAGCTAACAAAAAACATTAGGGGGATGATGGGATATGAAGAAAGTTTTAACTGTTAAGGGAGTGTGGTTAATATAGAAATATGGAAAGATATTGAAGGTTATGAAGGTTTATATCAAGTTTCTAATCTAGGTAGAGTTAAGAGTCTAAAGTTTAATAAAATTAAAATTTTGAGTCAAGGAATTAGTGGCTCAGGTTATAAAATAGTATCTCTTAGCAAAGAAAATCAAAGAAAAATTTTTTTAGTTCATAGATTGGTTGCAATGGTATTTATAAAAAATCCTAATAATTATCCTTGCATTAATCATAAAGATGAAAATAAACTTAATAATTTAGCAAATAATTTAGAATGGTGTACCCATAGATATAACTGTAACTATAAAAATCACAACAAGAATTTGAGTAAATCATTAAAATCAAGTGAAAAAATAAAGAACAAAAAATTATCAGAAAAACATAAAAAAATATAAGTAAATCAATAAAAGGAAATAAAAATCCGAGAGCTAGAAAAATATTATGTATAACTACTGGAGAGATATTTAGTTATATAGAAGAAGTAGAAGAAAAGTATAATATAAAAACTTCTGGGATTAGTGCATGTTGTAGGGGAGATAGAAAATCCGCAGGTAAACATCCAATTACAGGAGAAAAGATGGTATGGAAATATATTGATTAAACAAGGGGGATAAAAAAATGAAATACAATAAGAAAGTCCTTACTGTCAAGGAAATTCAAAGCATACTACAAATATCTCAAAAAACAGCTTACAACTTAGTAAGACAAGCACTGGCTACTGGAGATCTGTTCAAAGTAATAAAAATAGGAAATAGATATAAAATTCCAACAGAATCATTTTTAAATTGGTTGGACCAAATGGATTAAAAGGGGGGAGTAATAAATGTCAGTAACTTGGATACTTAAGATTTATTGTAATCTTATAAGAACAGGTGAGGCAGAAAATGATTGGGAAGAATATTTTAAATTTCAAGATATGGTATTAAGAAAAATAAATAAGGGGGAATAGTAAATGTCAGATTTATATAGCAGTTACAAAGTTTTAAAAAATAATGAAGGACAAGCAGTACAAACAATACCTAGTTATGAAGTAGCAGAAATGATGGGAGTTGAACATGCTAAAGTTTTAAGAATGATAGAAGGAGATAAAACTCATATAGGAATTATACCTACATTAGATAAAGCCCAAATGGGCAGTATCTCATATTTCATAAAATCAAGTTATAAAGATAGTATGAATAGAGAAAAAGTTTGTTATGAATGTACTAAATTAGGCTGCGATATGTTAGCTAATAAAATGACTGGAGAAAAAGGGATAGTATTTACTGCTAGATATGTTAAAAAATTTAATGAAATGATAGAAGATCCATACAAAGGCATATTAAGATCAATATTAATGTTGGATAAGAAACAACAGGAAATAGAAAAAAGAGTAACTGGTATAGAAAATAAGATGACAATAGACTATGAGTTAGCAGAAAATCTAAGAAATGCAATAAGTACAAGAGCTGTATATTTACTAGGTGGAAAACATACAGGAGCATACAAGAAACTAAGCAAAAAACTATTTGCAGAATTTTATAGAGATTTAAAAACTTCATTCAAGGTTAACAGTTATAAAAATATTGCCCAAAAAAAATATGATGATGCACTTAAATATATAGAAAATTGGAAACCTAGTGAGATGTTAGTGTATGCCATACAAGGATTGAATGGTCAATTAAGTTTTGAATATTAAAGGGGGGTTTATATAATGCAAGACTATATTAAACATTTACAAAGCCAAATAGAGTACTGGCAGAGAATTGCCCTAGCAGAAAGAGAAAAGAACATTAAATTAGAAGAAATCATTAAGAAAATTGAAGAAAAGATATACAACTTAGAGGATAAGAGGGATTAATATGAACTGGATATTAGATGAAGTTAGAGAAAGCATACAAAATAAGATTACAGCATGTGAGAGTTTCATGGAACTATGTGATAGCCAAATAAAACTATATAAAGATAGATATAGTACAAACGATTTACAAGTTGCTTGTAATTATGAGTACTGGAGAGCATCTAAAATTAGAGTTGCATATGAAATAAAGGACCTAAAAGAAATATTACAAGAAATTGATGAAATGATGCAAGAAGAAGTAAGGGACCTTGAGGAAGCAGATGAAGATGAAAGAGAAAATAGAGCAGATGCTTACATGGGAATATAAAAAAGGCCCTATAAAATAGGACCAATGGAAATTGATATTAAATTAATTATACCATAGATAAAGAGGGAGAGTAAATGAAAATATGGGATTGTTTTTTCTCTGAAGAACCGACCTTTGAAAATAGATTAATGTATGCTATGTTATTAAGCCCTTATGATTGCAACTGTGATAGTAAATGGGGATATTTAGATGGTTGTGGTCATTGCTTAGAAAGTCATAAACCGATAGAAGAACTGGAAGAGTATATAAAACAGTACTCAAAAGAAAACAGTCCTTTATCAGAATATGATAAAGCATATGTACAAGCTTTTAAGGACTTCATAAAGCAAGAAAGGGGGAACGAAAAGTGGGAAAAGAGTCAGGTTTAAAGGATTATGTAGAAGTAAATGTTAGGATTATGAAATTTTATGAAAAGTATCCAGAAGGTAGAATACTAACAGAAATAGTTAAATGGGAAAATGAAGTAATAGTTATGAAAGCAACAGCTTACAGAGATAATTCAGAAGTTCCGGCTTCTACTGGATATGCTTACGAAAAAGAAGGATCTTCATTTATAAATAAAACATCAGCTTTAGAAAACTGTGAAACAAGTGCCGTTGGAAGAGCATTAGCAATATTAGGATTTGAAATTAAAAAGAGCGTGGCAAGTAAGGAAGAGGTAGCAAATGCACAATTGCAACAAGCATCAATTAAACAGTCAAGTGATGGTTTTGGAACAGTCGTATTTGAGTCTAAAGGACCACAGAAACAAAGTAACGATTATAGAATAACTGAAAAACAGCTTAAGAGACTTTATACATTAGGCAATAATGTCGGAATATCAAGTGAGAAGATAAAGTCTCAAGTTTTAAAAGAATTTGGAGTAGAACCAAAAGAACTAAAAAAATCACAATATGACGGAGTGTGTAAAAGATTAGAAGCTAAAGTTAAAAAGTAGAGGTGATATAAATTGGCTGACAACAAAAAATATTATTATCTAAGGTTAGTAGATAATTTTTATGATAGAGATGAAATGATAATGCTTGAAAGTATGCCAGATGGATATATGTATTCTAATATACTTTTAAAACTTTATCTTAGAAGTTTAAAAAATGAAGGGAAGTTATTATTCAATGATAGGATTCCATATAATTCCACGATGTTAGCAAATATTACCAGATTTCCGGTGGGTGTTATTGAGAAAGCATTAAAAATTTTCCTGGAATTAGGATTAATAGAAATACTTGATAATGGAGCAATATATATGTTAGATATTCAAGATTTTATTGGAAAATCAACGACTGAAGCTGACAGAAAAAGAAATTATAGGAAAAGAATTGAAGATGAAAAACTAAGATTGGGACAAATGTCCGGACAATGTCCAGACAAAACTACACCAGAGACAGAGATAGAGCAAGAGATAGAGCAAGAGATAGATTTAGAGATAAAGACAGAACTAAAGACAGAATTAGAGCAACAACAAAAGATAAATATAGAAGATGTTGCTGGTAAAGTTAGATTATATATGCCTTATTTAAATGAAAAAGATATAAATACTATTACAAATGAATTTTTAAAAACTAATAAAGATATGTATTATTTATCAGAAAAATTAATTATAACAACGGACTCTAAAAATATAGAAAATAAAGTAGGTTACCTTATAAAAGCAATGAAGGAAGATTATAAATTTAGATTAATAACATCTCCAGAGAATTTAGTTATTGTATGGGAACAAGAAATGAGAGAAAAACCAAATAACCCTATCATTGCTGATAAGGTTAAATACTTTAGATATTTGAGCTCAAAAAAAGAAAATTAAATTATATGAATATTATATGCAATTGCTTTTAATATATTCCAGGGGAATTCCCCTGGTCCGTAGGGGGGAGTAATTATGATTATTGATAAAAATGTTGAATTGTTTAGAAAAGCTCAAAATGGTGATAGAATGGCAATAACAAACATCGTTGAAAATAACATGGGACTTGTTATTGCGCAAGCAAAAAAATATAAAGGTAAAGCAATAAGCTTTGACGATGCGATGCAAGTTGGAAGTCTAGGATTATTATATTCAATACAAAATTATGACCCAACATTAAATGTGAAATTTTCAACTTATGCAACGACAAACATAGTGGGTAAGATACTGAAAGAATTTAGAGACAATAGAGATGATGTACCTTTCAGGATACCACGAAGAAATTACGACCAATACAAACAAATCAAGCAAATTAGAAAAAAATTTGAAAGCCTACAAAGAGAGCCTACATTAAAAGAATTATCAGAAATTATGGGAGTAACAATACAAGAAATTACAAAGACGCTACACCTTATGGAGGGCAAAATTCCTATGGATAGTCCGATAAAATTATGCCCAAATGAAAGAAAAATTACCTATTCAGAAACGATAAGAGATATAAGCATATCAGAGGACAAAATAATTTCCGAAATAGATCTATTAAACGCTATGAAAAAACTTTCAAAATTGGAAAAAACAGTAATAGAGATGAAATTTTTCGAAGGAAAAACACAATCAGAAATAGCAGTACTACTAAATGACTATCAATCACATATATCAAGAGTAGAAATATCAGCATTAAAAAACCTAAGAAGAATACTTGAAGGTGAAAATAAAAAAGATAATTCAATACATCGAAATAAGAATAGATTTATAGATGTAGCCACAATAGATTTAAATTGCCTTACAGCACGTCAAAGAAGTGTAATTGAACTAGTATTCATTGAAGGACTAACACAGGCTGAAACGGCGAGAAGATTAGGCATACATAGGGCAAATGTATGCCTAACAATAAAACAAGTCATTAGCAAGTTGGAAAAGTTAGAGAAAAAGAAAATTAGTTAAGGGGATGAAAACTAATGAAAAAGGTACTAGGAGGTAAAGAAAAAAGCTGCATAAACTGTGGAGGCACAATGATACATCTTAAAGTAAAAGGACTAGGCGTAGTAAGCCAGTGTCGAGAATGCGGTAATTTAGTAAATGGAAGAATAAAAGATGAAGTTAGAGTATGGAGTTATGATCCAATAATAGAAGAGGTGAAGTAATGAAATTAACAGGATTACAAATAAGAAATATGCAAATGCTGCAGGACCTAGAAAAAATGATAAAAGAACTTGAGATAAAAAGGATAGAGCATGATTTATTAAATAAAAACAAATATGCTGAACTATATAAGGTTTATCATAGATTGTTGGGGGGGATTAGATGATATATGAAAGAGTATATACAGAAAATTATTTAAAAGAAGAATATCGTTTATCAAATTATTATTTCTTTACTTCTAATATAGAGGGTATTGAAACTTAAAGGTGGTTACAGATAAATGATTAATAATAAATAATATATACTTTCTTGAAATATTAGAGCGGTTAAAATAGAGGTGATTGAATGATTGAAGATGGAAGATATAGATTGTATCAAGGAGATTGTTTAGAAGTAATGGATGGGCTAATTAGCTTAGGAGTTAAATTTAATGCTATTATAACTGACCCTCCTTATGGAATAACTACCTATAAATGGGACAATATAATTCCATTAGATGAGATGTGGCTAAGATTAAACAAATTAATAAAACCTAATGGAGCAATTGCATTATTTGGAAGCGAACCATTTAGCAGTGCTTTAAGAATGAGTAATATTAAAAATTATAAATATGATTGGTATTGGAATAAAAATAATAGTGGAAATATTTTATGCGTCAAATATATGCCATTAAAGGTGATAGAAAATATATGTATATTCAGCAATGGTAAATGTGAATATATTCCTCAAATGGTAGAACGCACAGAAAAAGAAGAAAAAGAGTTTATTAGTAAAAGAGGAAAGAATTATACAATTAAAAAAAGTGATATGTTTTCAGGAATTAAAAGTGGTGCTTTTATTCAAACATCAAGCACTAAATATAAATATCCAATCAATTTGCTAGACTTTAATGCTAGAGCTAACGAATGCAACAATAGAGTACGAGTACATCCTACTCAAAAACCTGTAAAACTACTTGAATATTTAATAAAAACATATACAAACGAAAATGATTTAGTATTAGACTTTACGATGGGTTCTGGGTCAACTGGAGTTGCTTGTTTAAATACGAATCGCAGGTTTGTAGGCATTGAATTAGACGAAAAGTATTTTAATATAGCTAAAAATAGAATCGAAAACATTTCATAATAATCTATTTACACCCACCTTGAAATTTGTTGCAATCAAGGAAAATTTTAAACAAAGAGGTGGGAGAATGTTAAATTTACCAGAATTTAAAGTAATTAAAAAAAGCGCTAATAAAACTTAAAGGTGAAAAATTAAAATGGGAATATATGGAGTGATAATATGAAAGGTGAAGATTTAGAACAAGCTACTGTAATTCAATGGTGCAATTTGCAATCTTGTAAATATGAAGAATTAAAGTGGATATTTCATTGTCCTAACGAAAGTAAAAGATCACCTAAATATGGAGCTAAATTAAAAAAATTAGGAATGAGGGCTGGAGTGCCGGACATCTTACTCCTAGCACCTAAAGGTAAATATTTAGGACTAGCAATAGAGATGAAATATGGAAAGAATAAATGTACCATAGAACAAGCTAAATGGCTAGATTGGTTATATAAGCAGGGATATATGTGTAAGGTTTGCTGGAGTGCAGATGATGCAATAGCAGTAATAAAAGAATATTTGGGGATAAAATAACAACTAAATAGGGGATTATGCAATACCAGTGTAGTTCCCTATTCTTATTTACTAATGATAGTCAAATGAAAATATGAATTGAAATAGGTGAGGTTAGTGTTAAAAAGTGAATTGAAATTATTGCAGAATTATCCCTTAGATCTTAAAGTAGAAAAAACTAAATTAAGAATAAGAGAATGGGTAGATTACTATGGAGAAGATGGAGTATATATAAGTTTCAGTGGAGGAAAAGACAGTACAGTATTGTTACATATAGTAAGAAGTATTTACCCAAATATAGAAGCAGTGTTCAGTAATACTGGGTTAGAGTTCCCAGAGATAGTACAATTTGTAAAAACATTTGATAATGTAACTATAATAAAGCCAAATATAACATTTAAAAAAGTTATTAAAGAAAAAGGATATCCAATAGTGAGTAAAGCTGTATCTAATACAGTAAGATTAGCTAGAAAAAATATAGCTGATGGAAAAGATACATTAAGAGTTAGACAAATAAGGGGATTAGAAGAAGGATCTAAGTTTAATAAAAAGAAATGGGAATTTCTATTAGATGCTCCTTTTAAAATTTCAGATGAATGTTGTAATGAACTAAAGAAAAAACCAATGAAAGAGTATGAAAAGAGAGCTGGAAAAGTACCTTTCATAGCAACTATGGCAGATGAAGGACAACAAAGAGAAGCTGCATATCTTAAAACTGGATGCAATGCTTTTAATACAGGCAGAAGTCAACCAATGGGATTTTGGACAGAACAAGATGTGCTTCAATATATAGTTAAAAATGATTTGAAAATATGTTCAGTATATGGAGACATAGTAGAAGAAAGCGACATGCTAGGCAATAAATACTATAGAACAACAGGAGAAAAAAGAACAGGATGTATATATTGTATGTTTGGATGTCATCTGGAAAAAGAACCTAATAGATTTCAAAGATTAAAATATACGCATCCAAAACAGTATAAATATTGTATGGACAAGCTGGGATTAAAAGAAGTGCTTGATTATATAAATGTTAAATATGATTAGAGGTGATATTATGCTAGACGAGTTAAAAGAAATACTTAGCAGTTTATATTGCCAACTAGGATTGACAGAGGACGTTTTAAGACTGTCACAAGTAATAGATAAACTAATTAATCAAGAGATGAAATAAGGGGGATTTAAATATGTTATTAAATAGAAAATATATAAATGACCTTACAGAAGAATTAGAGAGAGCACAAGAAACAAATAAAGATTGTCTTAAAATAATAGAATTCTGGAGAGAAAGAAGCAACAAATTAAAGGAAGATATAGAAGTAAAAGAAGACACAATCGAAAATCTATTAGATGCAAATAAAAAGTTAAGCCTAGCAAATACTTACTTAGAAAAACAAAATATATCATTTGCAAAGGAAAATGCAAAGTTGGAAAGGGAATTAAACCAGTTAAAAACTAAACACAGTAGAGTCACTGGACAATTGGACAAGTTAAGAAATTACTGTAGACAGTTAACAGGCATAGATATATTAGGAACAGGGGAGGATGAATAATATGGAGGTTGCTAAAATAACTGTAACAGATATCGGAGGAACTTATAGAGATGTAGCAGATGCAGCAAGAACTACAATAGGATTGAAAGAAGGGAAAAAAGAAATATCAGAAAGTTATATGTACAAAATGTGGAAAAAGAAAGGTGTTGAAATAATGAAAATAAAATTAAAAGGTCCAATTGATAATTATTGTCAACGCTGTTTAGAAGTTAGAAATATGGAATTACCAAACTGTGAAAGAGAATGTGAATATTATAGAAGAGGGTTACAAGTTAATCCTATTATTTATGAGGAGGTAAAAAGAAATGAAAATAGATAAATTTAAACATGCTGATAATTGGCAAGACGTTAAGGACGCAACTATGAATACAATAGGAAAAAATACAGGAGCATACCCTGATAGTAAATGGAAAAGACAATTGATATTATCAGAGCATTCACCAATAAGAAAATTAAAATTTGAATGGCGTTGGTATGATTTGAAATCTTGGGTTTCTGTGCATTTTGTTAGACATAAATTTGGTATAGACCACTTTGTTAAAACTCAAAGAACTGACCGTACAGGAATTAACAGAGATGATTTACCACAAGGTAGTTTAGTAAACCATGAAGTTGAAGCAAATGCACAAGCACTTATCAATATATCTAGAAAAAGATTATGTAGCTGCGCGTCTCCTGAAACTAGGGAGGCGTGGCAAGCCGTTAAGGATGAGGTAGCTAAGACTGAACCGGAATTAGCAAGCTGCATGGTTAGAGAATGTATTTACAGAGGTTTCTGTCCTGAGATGTTTGGTTGTGGTTATGATAAGACTGAGGCTTTTAGAAAAGAGGTTAAAAAATATAGGGGGTTAGAATATGGCTTGTAGAAGAAAAACAAAAGGAGAACGTGAATTAATAGCAGATATAAACAAGAGATTTAAAGTATTCTGTAATGAAAGTTACGACCTAGATGGGGCAGGTTGTATGAATTGTGAATTAGATTTTGAAGATGAAGAAAGTTGCGAAATACAATATATAAAAATGTTACTAGGAAAGGATGAATAGATGAAAGCTTATTTATGTAATGATTGTAAATATAATAAAAATGGTTGGTGCTATGTTTATCAATGTAACGGGAAAGCAAGAATTGAAATATGTGAAAAATATAAAAATCACTTAAAAGAAAAAGATAAAATAGAATATGCAGGTTATAGACAAGCACCAGAATATGATAAAAACTTATGCTCTACAATATCAATGGAAGAATGTGCAGAATTAATACAAGCAATATCAAAAGCTAAAAGAGGAAAATTAGACAAAGATAATCTAGCGGAGGAAATAGCAGATGTAATAATTTGCATGGATTGGGTTATGGATATATATGAAATATCAAAAAAAGAAGTTGAAAAATGGCTAGATTATAAAAAAAATAGAATAGTTACCAGATTAAATAAAGGGGAGTTTAAGTAATAAGGATTTAATTATTAAGGGGGATAATATTATGACTAAGGATGATTTAAAAGAGTATACAAGTATAAAAAGAGAGTTAAAACAAATACAATTTAAATTGAAAGAATTAGAAGAAAGAAAAACATCTATAAAATCAATGGTCATATCAGATATGAATGTACAAACAAGTCATAATAATAACTCAATAGAAGATTTACTAATAAAAATTGAAGAGTGTATAGAAGAATACAATAAAAAAGAGATAGAACTATACAACAAACAATTAGAAATAGAAAAATGTATAAATAGCTTAGAACCAACAGAGAGAATAATAGCAAGATCAAGATATATAGAAGGTAAGACATTTGAACAAATATCAGTAGACTTAAATTATTCTTGGAGACATACGATAAGAATTCATGGAAAAATATTACAAAAAATATAAATCGTGTCATGGAATGTCATATAGTAAACATGTTACTCTATAAATATAGAAAAAGCAGATTTTTCTTAGCTATGTAAATTAATTTTCAATAATTTTTCCTGTTCTGATTTGTCCACTATTATGTGGAAGAGAAATGAGAACTTAAATTCCAACATTTAAGTTTCTGGAGGGATAAGAGTAGAGGTACTCTTCCCTCAATATGTTGCTATGGGATTTATATACAAGTGGAGTATTAAATTGTCGACTATATATGAAACAAGTATATACTCGTGTTCAACTCATGAGGGCGACTAATATATATATTAAAACATAGTAGTAGAAGTGAGAGGACCACTTTAAAACCTCCGGAGTAAACCGTGATAAAATCAAAATATTCATATATATTGTGTGTTAAAAAATCTATATAATATATCTATATCTTTAATTATTTATATTCTATTTTAATGCGCCCATTGATTTGGGTGCAATATGAAGGTATGAGTATTATCCAGTGCAACTCTGGAAACCTTCTAATGATTGTTTTTTATTCATTACTCCCACAAAGAACACTAATAATTTAGTGTTCTTTTTTATTTTGTTAAAAGGTGTGATTGGTATGAAATGGATTGATGCAGGAACTATAGCAGATAGAGATGAAGTTCCAAAGAAATTATGGAAGTATGAAAATATTATGAAACAAATACCAAAGCATAATAAGAAAGCAGGAAGTAGAAAGATATTTCAACGCAAGGAATATAGCATATACAAAGCTAGTGATGGATATATTGTACATAATACTAATAAGCCATTTGAGAAAGGCCATACTCATGTACATTCATTTAATAAGGCTAAGAGTATAGTGGACTTATGTATTAGAAAGAAACTTCCGAATACGCCAAGAGCATGGGAGATAGAAAGTTTAATAAGAATTACAAATAATAATACATATTATAATAAACTAAGGGATATGTTGGAAGGATTGAAATAGAATGAATACGATTGAATTAGTCCAATGGATTAATAAATTGATAGACACGGATAGATTATGGAAGTTCTATAAGTCTATAGAGTTTAGACATATTAAAGAAGAAGTACTAAGAGAACAACATTATGAATGTCAAGAGTGCAAGAAGAAAGGAAAGATCACTAAAGCTAATACTGTTCATCATGTCCAGTTTGTAAGGAAACATCCAGAGCTTGCACTATCAAAATATTATACATATAAAGGAAAACAATATAAAAATCTTATTGCAGTTTGTCCAGCTTGTCACAACAAATTACACCCAGAGAAGATAGAAAATAATAA